ATTTATTAAGGAGGACACATGAGTGGTGTAGAAATTAGAGTAAGATCAGATAGTCGTCAGGCTAGGCAAGATCTTAATCGATTAGAAAAATCAGTAACAGGTATTGAAAAATCTGCAAATTCTTTAGGAAAAGCCTTTAAGAATATTGCTATATCAGGTACTTTGTTTTATGGTATAAGTAGAATTAACAGTGCATTATTAAGTGCTACTGACTCTTTTACTAACTTAGAAAATAGAATTGCTCTTGTAACAGGAAGAGGCGCACAACTAGGCGTTACTATGAGACGTCTGTCTCAAATTTCTGCGAGTACAAGAGTAGGAATGAATACAACAGCAGAAACTTTTAATAGATTTGGTTTAGCTCTTTCTGACACAAATGTTTCTGCAAATGAATTACTAGAAGTTACTAGAACTATTAACCAAGCAGTTAAAATTTCTGGTGCTTCCGCTGAGTCTGCTCGTGCAGCAATTATTCAGTTTGGCCAAGGTCTTGCTTCAGGACAACTTCGTGGTCAAGAACTTAACTCTGTACTTGAGCAAACTCCTCGTATTGCTCGTGCTATTGCTGACGGCATTGGTATTCCTTTTGGTCAACTAAGAGATGCTGCTGCAGATGGTAAATTAACAACAGATGCTGTTCTCAGAGCAATTCAACAAGCAGCACCTGAAATTAGAAAAGAATTTACGCTTATACAAAGAACAGTTGAAGATGTTTCTTTGCAAATGCGTACTCAATTTAGAAGAGCAATAAGAGTATTGTCTGATGAAACAGGCTGGGCAGACTTTGTTATTGCTCAAATGGATCGTCTTACTTTTGCATTTAAATATTTTGCTGATTTTGGTTCAGCTTATATTAGAACAATAAAGAATGATTTTAGTCTATTTGCTCTTGAAATAAGAACAAGAAGTAAAGGATTAATTTCATCTTTTGAAAATATTCTTGATTCTTTTTCAGGACTTTTTTCAGGAGATTTTAATGCACAAATAGCAATTGATAATTTTAAATCTTCTTGGAATAAGTTTACAACTGAAGCTAAAAAGATAATTAATTTTGACTTTTTAACTCAAGATAATAAATTTGATTTTACAGGCTTTTTTAATCAGTTTACAATACCTAAAACATTTACTGAATCTTTTAAAAGTATTGAAAATACCTTAAAAATCTTTGTAGAAAATATTAAATCTATTTATGACGTATTATTTGGCAAAACTGTTAAAAATACTTCTCAATCATCAATTATACCAATTTCTCTTACAGCTAATGAAGCTCAAGAACAGGTAGGATTGTTTGATCAGCTACTAAATACTTTAACTAAGTGGAGTGGCTCTGTAATTTCTTTATTTTTAAGTGTTCAAGAGGCATTATCACCAATTTCTGAATTTATAGCAGGAATGGCAAAAGGCACTGTTGAAGCCTTAGAAAATAGTAAATTTAGTTTAGATGATATTGGTACTAGATTAAGTGCTATTACAGGCATTATGTCTACCCTTACAAAAACACTTGATGATGTAACAGGGGCTTCTAGTAAAATAAGAAGTATTCAAAGTCTTTTATTAGGAGATGATACTGCTGAAACTTCTAGAAAAATACAAGAAATTGCTAAAGAAGTTGATGAAAAGATATTTGGCAAACAAACAAGAGTAGATGGTACAGGTGGTAGAGTTGGAGGTCTTCTAGAAGAAGGTATTGAAGGTATTAGAGATAATCCCTTATTAACAACTGCTGCTATTGGTGGAATTGGAATTGGCCTTGTATTCCCTGAAACAACTCTTGCTGCGCTTAAGATAGCTGGAATAGGTTTTGGTCTTGCAGCAGTTCAATTGATTTCTAAAGCTTTTGATAAGGGTTTGCCGTTTATTCTTCTTGTTGCAGGAATAAAATTATTACCTGAAGCAGACGATAAAGAAGCACAAGAAAGAATTAGAAAAATTGGTGAAAACTTAGCTGTTGGATTAAAATCTTTATTTAGTTCTGAAAATTTAAAAGAGGGCGATGTCGGCAGTAATTTATTTGAAAATATTAGCCAAGCATTATCTTCTCTTGGCGAAGGTATACTTGAAGGCATATTTAATACTGACTTTGAAAAAGGTGTTGGAACTGCAATTGTAGGCGCAATTACAGCAGGAGTTTTTGCAGCATTAATTGGATTTGGACCTGCTAAAACAGCATTAAGTCTTATTGCAGGGTCTATTGTTGGATCTATCAGAGGTTCTGAAATCTGGAAAGGATTTTCTAGTAGCTTTGTAAATGAACTTTTTGGTCCTGCTTCTTCTTATGGGCCTCAATCTGAAAAAGTAGGTAAGGGACTTGCTAAAGGTGTTAAGGCTGGTTTTTCAGTTCTTGCAGTTGGTGAGTTATTTGATTTTAGTGCTGATAAAATTATAGGTGAAGCAGACACAATACAAGATAAATTTGGAAGAGCTTTATCTAAAGGTGCCTTGCAAGGTATTACTGCGGCTGCAGCTACTGGTGCAGGAGCTAATCCTATTGTTCTTTTTGCTGCAGCAATTGCTGGTGCTATTACTCAAAGTTTATATTTAGTATTTACTGATCCTGAAATTAAGTCTTCAATAAGAGAACTTGGTGCAGAACTTTATGAAGGTTTTAAAGAAAGATTTTTAGGTGGTAAAAAAGACTTAACTAATGATCAGGCATTACAAATAGCTGCAGATATTACAACAGGTGGAGAGATTAATGCTACAGCAATTAATGCTGCCAAGTTACTACAAAATAGTCAAAATCCTGCTAATAGAGAGGCAGGAAGACAATTAAGAAAAACAATTTTAGATGAAAAAGTAGCAACTGAACTTAAAACTAGTTTAGATCGTTTAAACAGTGCTATTGAATCAGGCAAAAGCCCATTAGAGGTAGACGCTGCAAGATTTAAATATCTTTTAGATTTTGCAAAAGTAATTGAGAGAGCGCCTATTCAAGAACAAGGCGTTTTGTTAGAAAAGTTTAATCAAGAAATTTCTGAATTTAATAATATAGAATTTATGACCCAAAAACTTAAGAGGGAAATAAATGCTCTTGGAAGAAATATATTTATTGAAATAGAAAATGGAATTGGTCAAGCAATAACTACAAGTTCTAAAATTACAAAGTTTTCTGGAACGAGACGAATTAGCGGTCTTGCTTCAGGTGGTTATATTAGCGGTTCGGGTGGTCCTCGAGACGATAAAATTCCAGCAATGTTATCAAACGGAGAGTATGTAATTAATGCTGCTTCTACTGCTAAACATAGCGCTCTTGTTAAAGCAATTAATGAAGATCGTTTGCCAAAATTTGCAAATGGTGGATTTGTTGGTACTCTTGAAAATTTATCAGGATACTCAGACCCTAAACGATTAACAGGATACCTTACAGGTATGCTAGCAAGTAATGAAAATACCTTAGAAACTCTTGTAAAAGGATTACCTGCAGTATTAACTGATAAGTTTAATGCGACTAAAAATAATAAAAGAATCTCTAATTTATTTAGCGGAAAAGCAGATGATGATATTTATCAAATTATTTCAAACAGCGCTATTTCTGCTTTAGAATCTGCTATTATTGGTATTGGGCTAGGTCAAATACCTGCTATTGGGCCTATTATGGGTGCAGCTGCGGCTGCTACTGATGTTATATTACAACCACTCCAAGGATTTGTTAAGTTCTTTAGACAAACTAAACAACTTGATTCATCTTATGGTTGGATTAATAATTTCTTGGATTATTTTACTGAAGCTAAAACTTTAGGTGATGTAAAAGAACAAATAACAACAGGTCCACGCAATGCTTTAAAAAGTGTAAGTAATTTTATTTCTGGTTTAATTCCAGGTTATAGTGCGGGAGGGTTAGTACAACCTTTTGAAGGTTTAACCAGAGATTTAAGAAAAGGCTTAGCTAAGTTCGGAATTAATCTTTTAGAAAGAGACATAGACCCTAATACTTTTGGTGCTTCCTTTGGGGCTTTTGGCTTTGAAAGTAATAATCCTAAATTTGAAAAAGAATATCTTGATCAAATAGATAAGATGCAAAATGCAAAAGGTATTAGAGGAAGGCTTTCTGAATCTTATAATATGGGGCGTTTTCTAGCCTCTAATGCAAATTTAAGCTCTGCGCATATTAATCCAAGAGATGATAATTTTGAATTAGCTTTGACAAAATTAGGTATTCATGCTCATGAAGTAGGTCATGGTGTTGATTATCTAAGTATGTTACGAGCAAATAGAGAAAGTAAACTTAATACTGTCTTAGGAAAAACAATCGGATTAAGCAAACAAGAATCTACTATGTTTGGAGGGGCTGGAGATTTTGTTAAAATGGTTGGTCATCGCCAAGATCGACTTATTGGAGAAACTTTTGCTAATAATTTTTCTTATCCTATTATTGAAAGATATGGTAAACAATTTGGAGAAAAAGAAGCTACAAAGAACGTTTTAAATAAACAAAAAATTCTTTCTCAATTTGGCTACATTCTTGCTCATATAAGTAATTTTAGAAATGAAAAATTTCCAAGTGATTATGCCTTAGATGCATTAAATTCTGCAGGTATTTTTAGTTTAAGTGATTGGAATTCTGCATTTGAAAAATATCCAGGATATGCTACTTCAGAAGGATTGCCTGTAGATCAAAACTATTTGAATATTAGACAAGAATTAATTAATCATAGTCCTTTTAGTAATTTTAAAAAATATTTAGAAAATAACAATGCAAATATTAATAGAGAAACAATTATTAATTCTGTCAAAGATACAGTAAGAAGCTTTATTTCAAAAGGAGCAACTAAACTTCCTAGGTTTGCTTCAGGTGGCTATATAACAGGAGAAGGTGGTCCTACAGACGATAAAATTCCTGCTATGCTTTCTAATAAGGAATTTGTAGTTAATGCTAAGAGTACTTCTAAATTTAGACCTATACTTGAGGCAATTAATGCAGGTACTTATGGTATGTTTGCTCCTGGAACTCCAGCTTCTAATTCTTCAAAACCAAATAAGTTAACAATAGCTGAAACTGCAGCAGTTGAAAGATTAAATAAAGATATTGCTACGGCAGAAAGATTTATTGAAACCTTTAATGAAGATATTAGTTCTTTTGGAAGAATAATGTTTTTAAGTACTGAAGGTAGTGTTGAATATAATCAAGCTTTGCGAGATCAATTAGCAACAGTTCAACAAAGAACAGAAATGGAAAATTTATTAAAAGCATCAAATGAAGAATTAGAATATATTTATAACAAAGCTAATACTACTATAACAAAAACGACTAAGGTTGTTAAAGGTATGACTGCAGAAGTTCAAAAATTAGCTAATGCAGGTAATGATGCTGCAAATAGATTCAAAGACTCTTTTAATACTTCGTTACAAGAACTATTTAAAACAGGAGATTTTGGAACTTTTGGTGATCAATTATTAGACAGTTTTACTTCTGAGGTAATCTCTTCTTTTAGCACAGGTTTTACCGATATGATATTTAAAGATCTTATTGGAACAGCTGACAAAGAAGGTAATGTAAAAACACCTAAAATTTTAGATAAGATTTTTGGAGGCCAACAAGAACTTGGTGAAACAGGAAAAGTATCAAATAATCTACAAGTATCTACTAAGGAATTTAGTAATATATTTACTAGATTACCAGATTTATTTGGCGGTATCTTTAATCGTCTTACAGGTAGTCTTGGTGGAATATTTAATAATCTTAGTGGAAGTTTTGGTGGACTATTTAATAGCCTTACAACTAATCTTGGTGGATTATTTAACGGCTTTACTGGATCATTTAGTGGAATATTTAATAGTGCTTTAAGTGGTCTTGGTGGAATATTTAATAGTATCGGTGGAATGCTAGGTGGCGGCGGTGGAGGCGGTATAGGCAGTCTCCTGTCAATAGGTATGAGTTTTCTTGGGCTTTCTCAGGGCGGTATTGTACCTAATACTCCGTATTCTCAAGTAGGAAAAGACAGTGTTCCAACAATGTTAACTCCAGGAGAGCTAGTTATTCCTGCTGATAAAGTAAAATCTATGGATAATAAAGATAAGACATCTCAAGCAGTATATAATATAAATGTATCAGGAGATGTATCTCGTCAAACAAGAAAAGAAATTGTTAAAATGATTCCTCAAATTACTGCAGGAGTTAATACTACAAATAAAGAAAACAATTTTAGACCATAACTTAATAGGGAGTCCGAAAGGGCTTCCTTTTTTTATCAAAAATGTCAGCAAAAAAAGTGAGAAAAACAATG